GTATCTGGTTCTACTGCTAGAGCTGCTCAGTTGTACGTTAAGATGCAGTTGATTGCTGACCACTTGGGTTCTTGTGGCGTTCTATTCAATGCAGACACTTACTAATAGGGGGTTATTATGTCAACAAATACATTAATTAATTATTTAGAATCTGGTTCTGGGGTTGATACCTCTAACAGAAATCAAACTGAATCATTCTTGGCTGGTGAAGCTATTGCTGAAGGTGCGTTGGTTGCTTTGGACTTGAGCCAAACTGATGCTGCTGATCAAATGCTTTTCGTAAAAGAATGTGATGCTACTGATGCTTGCCCTATCGGTGTAGCTTTGGCTGCTGCTGATGAAGGCGGAAAGGTTCGTGTTTGCATCAAAGGTGTAGTAGATATGAAAGTAGATGGTACTTCGGTAAACATCGCTGTAGGAGACGCTCTGTTTCCTTCTGCTGCTGCTGGTGTAGGTGCTGCTAAAACAGATGCTACAGGTGCTAACATTACGCCTTACGCTGCTGTTGCTTTGGCTGCTTCGACTACTGCTGAGAGCATTTCAGTTTACGTTTGTAAGAACTTCTAATTAAATTACTATAACGTAGTTCTTCAATAAGGGGGCTGGTGGCATTCGCTGCCGCCCCTTTTACTTTTTATTATATATAGGGAGGATCCTGCTATGAACCTAACTGCATTACGCCAGAAAATTAAAAACATTACTGACTACAGCCCAGAGCTGCAACAGTACAATGAACAGCTAGATGATCTTATCAACGACGCTTACTATTCTATCTATACTAAAAAGCGTTGGAACTTCACAACAAAGCTAGCTATCTTTGATTTTTATCCAGATATTACACCTGCAAGAGATAACGAAGGTATGCCCCTTGGTGCAGAGAAAACCATCACCATCGCATCTGGATCAAGAAAAGTTGTATTCTTTACTTTTGTAGACCGCCTTGTCTCTCAAAGAGATGTATGGGAAGGAGCTATAATTGAGCTGAACAACCAAGAATACATCATCAACTATATCGATGTCAGCGGAAACATACAGCTAACAGAAGAATACAGAGGCGAAGACCTCACAGATTCTACTGCTTGGAAAATTAAAAAAAGATACTATGACTTACCACAAGACTGCTCTGAATTGCTTTATGTAGGACACAGAGATTACCCATACACAACAGTATCTGGTATGTCTAATCCATACGGTAAATCTTCGGCTATTCTTCCTTCAATGGAAGAACGCCTTAATATGCGTGTAGACTACGATCAGCCTTACGCAGAGGCTTACATCAACAGTCCTACGGTACAGATTAAACCTGCAGAAAGATTAGAGATTAGAGACGGTGAGACTGGTACGCTACCAAACAATACCTACTGGGAATTCTGTTATGCGTTTGTTAAGGACGGTAAGATTGGGCCTTTATCAGAACCTTCACAGGTACACACACACGGTAACAACGGATCTGTAATTTTAAAATTTATGTCTTGGAATGATGAAGAGATATTCTCTGACGGTTTCTATGCAAACGACAAGACACCTACACAGTGGGAAGGTTATCGTAAGGTTATATTCTTTAATAAAAATCTAGACAGAAAGACTGGAGAACACAAAGGTCTACACTGTTGGGTGCAAGTAACGAAAGGTGGTTCTAGGGGTACAAACACTTACTTAGAGCCTTTGCTTGTATCTGATGAAGACTTTGAGGTTACAATCGATGACATAACCCAGTTGGATTCTGGAAATGAAAGATATATTGAAAGAGATGGGTTGCACCAACAAATTCGTTTTTATCCTCGTGTAAATGGATATGACATTGAGCTACCTAGGAAAACAGACTTTGCTATTATTACACAGTTCCACAACTACGTAAGACAGGGCATTATGCGTTATATGAAGAAACCACAAGATCTTCTTCTAGGAACAGATGTACCTGATATGCCTGTTGAATTCCATCAGCTTATTGTCTACAAGGCTCTAGAAGATATCTATCTAAAGCTAGGTCAGATTGATATGGCTAGGATTTATGAAAAGAAATACGAAACCGAAGTGAAAGGTTTAGAGAAAAGATATGTAGATAAGATTGACTTCCAAGTACAGAGAGGACAGTTTTCTATGGGACAACGCTCTGCTCGCTTTGATATTTCGAATCTACACTATAGAGGGTAATTATGGCTATCAAGGGTGCGAAGACAAAAACAATAACAGCATTAGGTGTTAACGGATCTTTATCCGCTACACCCCAGTATGCTTCTGAGATTGTAGATTTAAGATTTGATTCTAACTTAGGTGCTTGGATCTCTGACAGGTCATTACAGCCTTACTGGAAATTTCCTAATAACTTTGTAAAGCCAACAGCTACACCTGCCTTCTACTTCGACGAGAAAGTAGATTCTTTTTATTTTTGGAAAAGACCTGGTTCTGGAGAAGTTTACATCTTTGTTGAGCAAGCAGGGACCTTATATTATTTCTTTGGAAACAAAGGACAAGGTACTTCTTACACAGGTACATACTATGAGAACGATATACACACTGTAGATGATAAGAGACATATACCAAAAGCAGGTGAAGCAGGTACACAATATATTCCTTACGGATCTAAGCTACTTATTATCAACGGCTATGACAAACCTATCTGGTTTGGTGGTAACGGTAACTGGAGAGATTTTTCTTTTACTTTCCCTGCACCAGATATTTTTCCTGCAAATGTTCAAGCTAACTACCAGCAAGGAGAAGAACTAGAATATGGTACAGGTGCACCTTGGTTTAGTACTAGCTCTACGCTTGGCTTAGGGGACATTGACCACACTTTAAACCAGTACGGCTATAGAATGTCTTGGATCACTGAAGACGGTGCTGAATCGCCTCTCAGCTCCCCTTGGTACGAAGTGTGGAGGGTCCCTGATAATTCTGGAACTGCAGAATATAAATATGGAATTTATCTAGAACTACCTTTTGCTCCCGAAGGTTGTGTTGCTCGTAGATTGTACAGAACAAAGAATATGAAAGACAGCAAAGACACGACAGGTGAATTCTTCTTTCTAAAAGAAATAAAAGAAAATTCTTCTGAGATGTACATTGACTATATGGGCGACACCTTCCTAGTCTCTCTAGCTCCCAGTGCTACGGCATCATCGATGATTCGCTCTGATTATGCTTACGGTGAAAACTGGGATGGGCGTGTTTGGTTAGCTAAGGGAGACACAGTAATCTATTCTGATAAGGGAATACCTGAGCAATTTGCAGCTACTTCTTACTTTGATCTAGGTAATACAGTAGGTGGTAAGGTTACGCAGATAAAGGCTTACTATAATAATCTAATTATATTTAGAGAGAATGCTGTTAACATTGTAAGACCGAATGGATCTGGCGGCTATACATTCTCTACAGTATCGACTTCTATTGGTACTGTTGCTTCAAATGCTATACAGTTTGTACCTAGACTTGGACTTACTTTTGTTACTGTTGATGGTATCTATTCCTTAACAGGTGGATTTGATGGTGGCTCTAGAATAGAAATTAAAAAAATATCTGATGCTGTAAACGAAGAATGGAAGACTTGTAACGATGCAAGCATAGCAAGGGTAACATCTGCTTATTCTGATGTAGAAAAAGAACTTTGGATTCATTACCCTGCTGACTATTCCACAGTTCCTTCTAGAGGGATTGTAATTCATACGGATATGCAAGAACCCCAGTTCTCTTTTAGAAAGGCTTTAAACCCCATTAACGACAACCTATGGACCTTTAACAGACTAGGTGTAGATGAGGTTGGTAGATTTATTGTTGGATCTTCTCCTAACTGGACAGATGATAATAATATAGATTCTAGAACTACCCTGTTCGGACCTCTACACGTTTGGTGTGCTTCTCATTTCCACGGTCAAACAGCTACCATCACTAGTAATGTCGATGGAACAATTACTTACCAAGTTGCTCAAGTTCTCTCTACTAAAAAGTCTTGGGAATCTTCTTGGATAGAATTCGAAGGAGCAAAGGTAAGGGTGTTTTCTGTAGAAGTTGACATCATAGCTTGGGGTGATGTAGAGATGAAAGTAGCTTGGTATGCAGATCACTTTCTAACAGACAACGAAACCAAACCTCAAAAGCAAGCTTATTCAGATTATGTTTTTACTAAAGAAGAACCGCCCGTATCTGTCGGCCCTGCAGGGGCCAATGGTGTTACCAACAATCCTTTTATTGTAGGTGAAAGCCTGATACACGGTCACAGAAAAATTACTTTAAGATTTGACGTAAACACAGGACTTGTAGGTTCGTTTAAGTTCAAGTTGCTAGGCGAGATACTAGATCCATTTACCGTGGTTTCTTACCGTCTAACTACTTCTTCTGAAGCTATCAAGCCGCTGAACCAGTCGATCAATCTAAACGCAGGATCACCAAGATGAAGAAATTTCCTAAAAAACTACAGTGGGACTACACACAAGTTGTACCCGAAACATTCAATGAGAATGTTGAACACTATGCAGGAGAGCTTAATGGCGGCTTAGATTCTACTAATCTGCCTGTAGATTCTCTTAGCTTTAAGAAGTTTGAGCCAGTAACAATCACAGATCTCTCCGCTGGAGATGTAAAAAAGTTTAAGTGGGAAGCAGCTACGCAAACTTACTATGAAAGCACTAAGTATCAGAACTTAGATTCCGATACAACTTGGCACGATACCATCATTGATTTAGATTTAAAAACTTATAATTGGGGAAAGAACTGGAACAAGCTAGAAGCAATAGGGCAGTTTGACGATATCTTTATCCAAGATCAAATGGTTGAGGGAATGTTGTCAGGATGTGCGAGAATAAACTTTAGGCACGGTATCAATGTAGTGACCTATATTTCTGGAGAAACAACGCTACACGCTGAAACAGGCTATGACTGGTGGACTAGATGGGGTGTATTTGTAAATGATGTTCTTGTAGCAGAATCTGGAGAATGCTATCCAAGAGGAGAAAATTTAGTAATTCCTTTTTCTATTCCTGTTGGTAGTCAGAAAGTAAGGATAGATATTCGCTGGAAATCTATTACATCAAATGCCCTTAACACACCATCATACACAGATAATCCAACCACACCTTTAGAGCTGTGGTCTGCTGGTATCTGGGCAAGAAATACATATAGGTAGGGAACTATGGGAAAAGTAAACGGAAAACATTTTAAAGAAGGTGATGCACCTACTGCTACAGAGCTAAACGAAGTTTATGTTGCTGTAGAGAATATGGATATAGACGGTGAAAACACTGATGCTAATTGGGCTACAAGAGAACACTTCGATAGAGATGTAGGCTCTGAAGAACCAATGAACAGATTATTTAATTTTCAAAGATTTGAAACTTCTGCATCTTATGTTTGTACCTCTGAGACTTGGCAAACCATATCTATGAATGGTGGAGAACAAGCGTACATCGACATAGATAAGCAGGCAGTGAATACATCGTTACTAAGGGTACACTGGGATCTTCTAGTAGGAGAACTTAGCTTTACCGATCCAGGTAATGACGTACAAGCAGGGTTTGATTATGGCTTTAGAATTAAGGTAACAACAACTTTGGGTACAGAATATATAGCTCCAGGAATTTATTCTTTTTCTAACAGGTCGATAGAAACTGATTCATCTGCTATCAATACCGATGGTATCCAGTGGAGATCTTGTTCTGGTACAGAATTAATTTTAATTTCTCCTCTCGATACTGTAGAGAGGGTAGAACTGCAAGCGGTTATCGGTGACGCTAGTCATCAGTCTGTAGAAGTAACAAGATACAATATAAATGTTGTACTAGCGAGGTCATAATGTCTACATATACACAACCAAATCAATATACAGATACTAGCGAATTAAGAACGCAGCATCTGCAAAACAATGAAGAATCTTTAAAAGATTTCCTTAACCAAGAGATTGTAGCTGGAGATATTGATGGTTTGTCCTTAGATAAGTCAGATATAGCTTTGGGTAGGTTCTCTCCACTAGAGGGTGCTTATTCTTTTGAAACTGGAGAAGTAGTAGGTTCTGCAGAGCTAGCCAATTACACCAACAGGTCATACCAAACTTCTACAACTAAAAATAATTCTCAGACAGATCCGCTGGTAAAAGATTGGCAAGACATCACAAATTCAGGATGCAGGGTACACGTAAAGCAAGACGGAGCAAAGTGTCTACTTACAATGTATCTTCACTATTATGTACAAGGAAATGAAGCTCCCACTTCCTCAAAAGGACCTGGTAATGGTCTTTGGCAAAATGAAATTATTATTACTTATACCAGAGGGGTAGATAGCAAGAGATTCTTTCTAGGTAATGTTACAGACAACTACGCATTTGATCCAGCAGGTTCTACGTCAGATACTTTAGATCCTTGGGCTGGAGATCAGATGGCATCTTATAGATCTATTATGACAACAGTATCTGTAACCTTAGATGCAGGAACTTATAACTTTACAGCTTCAGTAGATCCTCATAATGAAGTAGCTTATTGTTCTGTTAAGTCTATGACAGCAGAGGTCTTCTATGTATAGTCAGGACCTCTTGGGGAGGTCCCTCTCTAGTAGCTCTTCCCTAAGTTACCCTATTGGTATAACCCTTTACAAATCAGTATTTATGACAGGAGATGAATTATGGATCCTATAACATTGTCGGCATTAATTGCAGCAGGTGGTTCAGCTATTGGTGCTATACCTCAAGTGGTTCCTACCTTGGCAGAGAAAGAATTAAAAAAAGATTATAAGAAACTGCAACGCAGAGAAGAACTTGGATTGCTTGGACTTACACCTGAAGAAAGGCGTGTAATGGAAGGTCAAATGCAAGCTAAGACTTCTCAGACGCAAGCTTTAGCAGAACAACAGCGTAAACAGATTATGGCTGGTGGTGGTATGGTACAAGGTGGTCAACAACTACTTCAAGATACCCTTCAACAAGAATCTGCAGATCGTATGGCTGCAGAAGCAGATAGAAGAATAGCCGAGCAAAATCTTTTGAAAAAGCAACAAGAAGAACAAATGCTAAGAGATATGGAAGCTGCCTTATCAGAACAGCAAATGCTTAGAAGAGAAGCTCTAGCTTCTCCTTTTGTTGCAGGTTCACAAGCCGCTGTAGCATCTATGGCTCCATCTCAAGGTCTTTACGGTGGGTTTGGTTCTCCAAATTATGCACAGATGATATCTCAGCAATACAACATTCCTTTGGATGATGCTCAGAAGATTCAGCAGAAGATGATGCAATCAGGCCAAACTGAAATGTTAAATTATTTTATGCTAGTGAGGTAGAGAACTATGGCTATACAAGGCGTTAAAGGTGCACCAGGTACGGTGTATGTTATTAAAGGGAACGTAGACCCTATGACTTTGGGACAGCAGTTTGCACAAACTGTTTCTCAAGCAAAGTACAAACAACTGCAGATGGCTCAAGAAGCAGCCAAATTGCAGTTACAGTCCGATATGAAGGCTTACGAACTTAAGGTAAGACAAGGGTTAGCTACATACGAAGATGAACTTAGACTTGCACAACAACAAGAAAAAATAAGACTTGATCAGATTCAAGACCTGACAAGATTAAGAGAAAAAACAAATAGAGATCTTACTAAGATGAAGATCGAAGCAGGTACTACTACTGTTGGTGGTGGCGGTGGAGGTTCTTCAACAACTACAAAGTTAGATCCAAAGCAAAGAGAACTGGACAGAGCTACCAAAGATAAAGGTGAATCTGACAGACTTATCCAAGCTATTGATGATAAATTAAAAGATCCTACACTTCCCCCTGCTAGAAGACAGCAATTGGAAGGACAGAAAACAGCACAGGGAGAAATCTCTACTAAACTTGGCACAGGTATTGAGAAACTTGAAGGTGAAGGATACACACCTTTTGCTGGTAGAACAATAGAAACCACAAGATCTTCTTCTGGTTCTGGTAGACAAAAGAAGTTGTCGAAAGAAGCCAAGGCTGCTAGAGATGCAGAAATAAAAAGATTAGAAGATTTGCTAGGTGAAACCACTACAAAGATTTCTACTTTAGAAGTTGCTGAAACCCAAAGACCAACAGCACCAGACTTCGGTCCTGCTCCTACTATGGATCTCACTGGTAGAACTAGAATGGAAGGGGCTAGACTGCGTGGTGCACCTGCTCCCCCACCTACGCGTACTGACTTTGATATGGGATCACAGGCTGGACAAAGAGAATACTTAATGTCTTTCTTGGAAGAACCAAAGGGTTCTATGCCTCCAAGACTTAGCCAAGGTCAGGCACAAGAATTCTTTGCTACTGGTATGAAGCCTGAAGAATATGACCTCAGAGAACAAATGAGAGGTGATGTCTCTATGAGAACAGAACCTTTAGGAAGTTTTTCTCCTGCACTAGAACCTACACCTCTAGAAGATTCTCCTGCTATTATGGAACCTACTGCTGGCCCAGCTCCAATGGACTTGCTACAACAACCTGCAGGCTCTATGGACGTAGGGCAACCACTTCCGTTTGCACAAGCACAGCAGTTGGGAAGAACTGTACCTCCTCCACCTCCAGAACCTGTTGATCCGTATGCTCAAAGAAGACAAGAATTTGAAGCTATGGGCTTGTCTATTGATGAACTAGCTGCACCCCCAAGTACCCCTCAAGGTCAGCCTGTGACTATGGATAAGACTAGACAGCAGAAAAGAGATTCCGCAGCTATCGATACTATCTCTTCAGGTATGGCAATAGCCGAAGAAGATTTAAGTGCAAAGGTAAATGCCGAAGAAAAAACTGAAACAACCAAGATGGTGTTATCACTATACAATCCACCCAAAGATACCTCCAAAGATAAGAGAGACCAGCTTTTTACAAATGCGTATAGAGAGCTGGAAGTGTTCTATAAGGATAAGCCTGAGAAGATGAAGGAAGCACAACAGCTATTAGTTGCTTTGCATTTTATGAACGAATAGGGGTGAATTATGCCAACGCCAGAAGAACTGGAATTAGAAAGAAAAAAGAAAGCCTTAGAAGCCCAGATCCTTGGAGGATATGCAGATAGAGAGATACAAGAAAACCAGTATGGTATTCCTACAATGTCTTCTATCTTGGGTAATTATTATTATTCTCCTTCTGCTCCAGATCCTTTGCTGTCAGGTTTAATTCCTAACGAAACAGAAAAGCAAACGCTTATTGGTCAGCTTGCTGATTTAAAGACGCAACAAGAGATGCAAGCCATGATAGATTCTGGCATACCTGCATCTTCTATTAGCTACGATAGCATCTACAATAAGTTCGACAAAGAGATTAGAGAGACTTATGTAAAGCCACCTACTACTGCTACCTTTGGTGACTTTGCAGAAAAGACTGCACCTGCAGAATTTTTAGGTGTAGATATTCCTGCCGCTCCTCCTATTGAAACAGCTACAGGTCAGCTGCCTTCTCTCACTGGTGCTGTATCTCCACTTAGACCTCAGCAGTTCTCTAGTAAAAAGTCAGATACAAGATTGGACAGAGACGGATTGTACAATGCTGTCATAACTGCTAATCCTAATATAGACTTTGATAATGCACAGACACAAGTAGACGCTATTGAAGAAGCTTACTTTCGTTTGTTGCCCCTATCAAAAGGTACTGATGATGCACTTAGAAAAGCACTTGATGAGATAGCAGCAATAGATTCTGCTCCTACATTTGAACCTGCAAAAACCGAACTACAAGATAGATTCTCTGAAGATACTGTTGGTGCATTTGAATTGCAGGTAACAGGTAACAAAGGACAGGTTAAGGACTACACACCAGCACAGATGGCTTACGTTAAGAAGACCATTGAGAAGCCTTATTATAAGTTTTTTTCTGAGAACAGAGAGAAGATTGGTGAAGAAGAAGTAGATTTGGTTAGCTTCCCTATTGGCGGTACTGCAACTGGTACTGTGCCAAGAGAAGTATTTGATTATCTTACAAACACAAACCCAAAGACTACAAGAACGCTTATATCGCCACAAGCAGACCAAGCTATTAGAAACGCTGGTGGTGTATCTATGTCAGCTGGTAGAGGTACATCAAATAGTATCAGCCCCACTATGGGTGGTGCTTTAACTTCTGTTAGAGCTATTAATGAATTTGGTGATCCTAATGCTTGGTTTCTTGACCCTGCTTTAAAAGCAGATATCAAAGCTAATCCCGACAAGTATGTTGTTGAAGGTTTCTTCACTGACATGGACTATATGGGTAAGCAAGCCGAGACTTCTAAGAATTATGTTTTTCGTATGGGTATGGCTCCGCTAAACGTATTGGCTGTAGCTGTACAAGAAAACGTGATTGAGCCTGTTCTAGAACCTGCTGTAGAAACCGCTATGGGTGTAGGCTTTGAAGTTGCTGCAAAAGCTGGTTTGATCGAAGAAGCTGATTACTTTACAACAGGATTATCTTCTTTTATTCCAGAATTTGCTGGCGGTGAACCATCTACACTGGGTATGGCAAGAAGAAAGGGTAGAGCAGAAGCAACACCTGACTACGCAGATTCTTCTTATATGGCTTCGATAGCACTTAACAAAGGGCTTACAGGTGAATTCCAAGACGTATCTAACGCTCTTGGATTAGAAGGTTGGCAAGCCGCTGTAGTTGTTGGTGGTGGTTTAGCTGGAGATATTCTGTCACCAGACTTTGGTGTTTTGATTGCTGGATCAAAAGCCCTCAAGGGCGGTAGTCAAATGTACAAAGCACAAAAAGTTCTAAATACTTCTACAGACGCAAAGGCTGTAGGTGAAGTTTTAAAAGCAGCAGGTGGTGCTGGACTAAATGCTTTTGCAAAAGATGTAAACTTTATTACACATATGCCAATTGTAGGTAAGCCACTAGCAAAGAAAGTAATTAAAGCTACTGATGATTACGGAGATATCAGATCTCTTGTAGGTGCTAAGACTGCCAGAGAACTAGAGGCTTCTAGAACTGCGGCTAAAGGTCAGATTCCTAACCCTGATACTAAGTACGCTAAGTTACTAGATGAACACATTGCTAGAACTGGTGATGACGTAACTGAAGCATCTAAAGCAGTTGACGAAAAAATGTTTGGAAATGCAAAGCAATCCAAATTAGAACACGATGCTACCCAAAGATACCTTGACGAAGTAGCGGACGAAGGCTTTGACTTTGCTGAGCAAGCATTACTAGACAACCCTAGGGTAAATAAAGAATTGCTTGATAGGATTGCCACATCCAGAGGAACAAGAATTGCTAGAATGGGTGGTGATGAACTAGCAGATGTACAAAAACTTGTAGACTATCACTACGCAAGGTCTTCGGTTTTTGAAGCAGCACCTGGCCTAAGAGGTTTAGATGGTGTAAAAGCAGTAACCAGAAAGACCTTTACCCATCCAGCAAGAGAAGCTGAGCTTTACGCAGAAGCAAACAAATCTCCACTATCACAATATCTTTCTCAAATTTATCACGGAAGAAAGCAAACCATAGATACACAAGGTGTTTTTGGTAAGTGGACAGCTCCCATACGTAGGGTGTTTGCAGGCGATGTAGTACCTGCAAGAAAGATCGGTATTGATGCCGAGAGAATATCAGCATCAAAGTCACAGATGGCAGAACTGGGTGGGTATGCTGAAGCACCAAAGCCGCAAAAGTTTTTCTATTTAGAACCTGAAGATACCGATGCTTTGAATATGCTGCTCTTTGATGCCAAAGCACAGAACAAATTGGGTAACATTGAATTCAGAAACATTCTTGATAACTTGAAAGATGGCAAGTTGTACTTCGAAGATTTCAATAGACTAAAGGGTATGACCATAGACGATGCAGCTATGAATCTGCAAAGAGGGGTATACACCACAGCAGATATCTCTAAGTTACCACCAAAGATGCAAAGAAAGTTTCTTGATGCTCCAGGTGTAAGGGATGATGGTTTCTTTGTAGAATTCTTTGGATCAGGAAAAGATTACATAGCAAAAATGGCAGAGAGAGCTAGAAAGAATAGTGTACCTGAAACAGCTACACCAGACGCTGCTACCTTTGAGCAGCGTAGATTATTCGAGGAAGTAAAACAAGAAGCCTCAGCTATGGATATCCAGCTTAGAAATACCATAGACGGATTGAGAAGCAAAGGCAAACAAGCAGAAGAATTAAGAGAGCTGTATGGCTTAGATCCTAAAGTTATTCCTACGTCAGAAGAAGCCCTTGGTGCTGCTATTGTTGGGCCTAGATCACCAGAGATTGCACAGCTCCACATACCCGATGGACAGGGAGGAACTAAGCAAGTATCCGCAACTGAATACCAAAACTGGGCTGAATCTAAAAGAGCTGAAGTTAGACAAAGAAGACTTGAGCAAGTTGAATTGGAAAGAAAACTTCCTGAGACTAAGGAAGCCATTAGAGCAGAAGAAAGGTCTCTTAGAGCTGATGCACAAAAACAGTTCTCTGAATCTAAGAAAGCACTTGAAGATGAATTCAAGTCAGCAAGAGCAGCACAGCAAGAAGTTAGAGATGAAAAATTAAAACTTCTTAGTGCTACTACAGCGGAAGCTAAGGCTGCAGCACAAGCAGATTACAATGCTGCACTTAGGAAACTGGAAGCCGAAAGAGCAAAGGCTGTAGATAATGCAAAGAAAACTAGAGATGCAGAGATAGAGAAGGTTCAAAAGCAATCTGAAAAAGATCTGAAAGACTTAGAGAACAACAACAAGTTAGCTATTGCTGAAGCAGAAGAAGTTAGAAAAACAAAAGTAGAAAAGATTGAAGCAGAAGCTAAGCAAGCATATGATGAAACCAAAGCTACCTACGTAGCCAGAGATAAAGAACTTAAGGCTAATAAGAAATTAGAACTTGAAGAAGCTCAAATAGATGTTACTGACGAACTTGCCCGCATAAGGAATGCTGACGACATTGAATTCCTTGACGAGGCTGATGATATGTCTGAGGCTATGAAAGCCTACAGACGCTCATACAGACAAGCTCAGAAAGATGCTGCAGAGATGTTTGATGATACAGTTAGACAAGTAGAAACTGAATACGAAGAAACCATAGGTTTGATTAGAGAAGAAGCCTTAGACAATATGGTTGCCAGAATGGATGGGCTTGATGATGCTGGACGTAGAGAAGAATTACAAACTTTAATTGATGATATGCTTGATACAGAGATGGCAAGAAGAGCTGGTCTTAGTCAAGCAGACTTTGATGTTAGGTCTTTTCGTGCACAACTAGGCTGGTCTAATAGAAACCAGAAAGCAGCCTTCAGACAAGCTCTAGGGGATTCTTTCGACACAGTAAGGCAAGCAGTAAGGCAAGCCAAGAAAGACGCTGCAGCGAGCGTTAGAGAGGGCTACAAAGCACAAACTGCACAGATCAGAGCAGACTTTGCAGATGATGCTGCAGCACTTAAAACTGAAATGCAGAAGTATAAAGGAAGCATTAAGCAAAAGAGAACTGTTGCCCTAAACGAAGTTAACAATCGCTTTAGTAATATAGTGCGTGATGCCAGAGAAGAATTATCTAATTTTAAAAAAGCCACTAAAGCAGATTTAAAACAAGTAAAACTTCGTGGAAAAGAAAATATAAGGATAGCCAGAGAACAAGCAGATGAAGTTCTCTCTACTAAAAAGTCAGAACTTGCAGATGCACTTGAAGTAGAAAAGAAAGAACTGGTTACAATCAGAGACTTCAACAAAGGTGAAGTAAGAAAGTCTTACGATGAAGCTGTACAAGACTTGAGAGCAGAGAAGACAGCTAGCAGAGAAGAGAAGGCTGCTCAGTACAAAGAAGAATCTGATTTGTTCAGACAGCAAACAAAAAGAAAAATTGCTGAAGCGGAAGAAGCCGCTACTGGGGTGATAGAATCTCCTAATCTTTCTGATGCTTATAAGATTAGAGCTGATGATGTACAGACATCAATACAACTAAACAGATTGTACGACACTGCAGACTGGGCATTAGGTAGATTGTTCTATCACGTTAAGGAATCTACATCTGTAACTGACAGGGTAGTAGGCTTAAACCAGCTAGCACAAAGAAATACTTTTTTATCTAAGTTCGGTAAAGAGCAGTTGGATGATGTAGTAGAGATTTTTGTAGCTAAGACTTACGAGAACCCAGCTAAATACTGGGATAACTTCAGTGAACTTATAACAGAATACGTGAAGATTCTTGGTGATGAGAAGTCACTTGCACCTGGTGTAACAGATAGAATGATAGAAAAGAAGTTTGCTTCTTTAAAAGATACAATGCAGAATGAAGTTAGTCTGGGTATGTACTACTGGGCAGAGGGTGATAGAATTGTAAGCAAGCATCTTGTAAGAGCTGTAAACGAAGATGTAATTATAGCAGGTACTGATGATCTCATTGACACTATGAGAAGCGATATGGCTTCTCAGTTTATGCTTGAAGAGATGGCAGAGAACGCCAATATGGATCCATCGACTTACTTAGAAGCAGATTTAAAATCTTATATCTTAGATTCTTTCAACAGACCAGAAAGAGCAGACCTCGGTGCTATCCAAAGAACACTGGGTAATATGGGACCTGGCGGTGTACAGAACTACAATGCTGCTTTGGTTAACGCTAAGAACTGGGATGAATTTGAACAAGCTGTAGAGCAACTTAAACAGCAACAAGCTAACCAAGGTCTGTATGGATACGTAGAAAGAGAGCTGTCATTTGCTGCTAGATACCAAAGATACGTAGCAGATGCAGGTGATCAAATCATTAGAAATAATAACTTGTGGGCTAAATTTGATACAGACGCAGACAAGGCTGCAGATTTCATTAACCAACTGTTCAAAGATGAGCGTATGGGTAAACTGTATATGGGTGAAACTGTATACAACGAACTTAACAAAGCACTAGCATCAGGTAGAATTGCTCCGATATCTAGACAGCTTGACCAGTTACTAAAGGATTTGTCCCTAAAAGATAAAACTTTAAAAGGCTTATCTAACTTTATGAACGGGGTAATGTCTATCTTCTACAAGGGCGTTCTTACATACGCCCCTCAGTTCCATATGAACAACATTACTACAGCCTCTACAATCACTTATATGACCACAGGTAAGATTGTAGGTCCCAATGGTGTAAAGCACGGTGTTAAGGCTCTGCAGGCTTACAGTCCAACAGCTCCTAGATACTATGAGATTGCAGTAGAAACACCAGATGGTAGGCTCTATACCTACGGAGATCTGAACAAAGCAGTGTATGCTGGTGGTGCTAGATCTGAATTCTCTATGATTACTAGTACAATCAATGACGGATCTTTAATAAAATATATCGAAGACAACAATACTAGAAGAACAGGGCTGTCCAAAGAAGCTATGAACTGGATGACAGACTGGTCTAGAAACACTACCGCCGCTGCTGTCGGAGGAGCTGTAGCTGGACCAAAAGGTGCAGTGGCTGGTGCACTTGTACAAAGACCTCTTGCTAGAATTGGTGATGTTGGTGGTGAACTGATGATTGCTGAAGATATGGTGTTCAGGGCTGCGGTAATGCAAGATGCCCTAAAGAACGGTGCATCCATAGAAGAAGCAACTGTGTTGGCTAGAAAGTCTATGTTTGACTACAACAATATGAACCCAACAGAGAAAGCCTTTGCTGCTACAGCATTTGTTTTTTATTCTTTCTACAGACAGAATATGACTACGTTTGTGAAGAACTTAAGCGAGCCTGCAAAAGCAAAAAGAATTGCAAACATCTTGAAGATGGACAATGGTGTTGAAAGGTTTATGACCACAATGAACGATGACAAGCAGTTCGATCCGAAAGTTTATATGCCAGACTATACACTAAACAGAACCATCTTGTCAGTACACAACGGACAAGATAGAAACTTCTATATGACTACACCTGCTATACCTACGCTAGATGCGATGATGTCGGTAGCTGGGCTAATAGCTTCTCCTGTTGATGAAACACAAGAGACACTAAGAAGAATGGTATCTCCTGTAGTTCGTGGTGGTTTAGATTTAGAATCAGATTTTAAAGCTAGCAATAAAGTTCCTGTAGAATGGACTAAGTTAGTGCAGACTTACTACGGCACACAAGACCCATTCGATATCGCTCAGACAATACAAGTTATTACTGGTGGTACAATAACACCTACAATCACTACATCTGATAAAGGTATTGAGATAAACGGAAAGAATTATATTTTTCCTATGGATGCTAAGCAAGCTGAGAACTTCAATGGCTTTATGGGTGCTGTTAACTTTGTAGGGCTGTCAAGGGTCCCTGTAGAGCTTACAAGGATTATGGCAGGTACTGGTGCCTATGAACCGTTTAACATAGCTGAGAGGGTAGTAGGGAAGCCTGTAGGGGTAACACCTGCAGCTAAGCAAGATCTCTTTAATTTGTATTCTAGACGCCAAGCTATACAAGCAGAAATCAGAAGATTAAAGTCTTTGGAAAGAACAAGAGATGCAGCCATCGAAGAAAAGGCTAGAGAAGATGCTGAGAAAGGAGATCAATAAGGTAGGATTTTACAAATTGTATACAGTAGAGAACTACATTTGAATTGAGGAAACGCTATGAGATTTTATAATTTGCGTTTGTCTCCTAACGAAACGGTAAGTACAGCATACGGTACAGCAATCCAGCTACAACCTAACAACTTATCGCCTGGGGATAGACAGTTTACAGGAATTTTATCAACAGTAACATTAAGGATGTCAGGAATGGATTCAGAAGAAATCGCTATAACAGCAAGACTTACCGAAGACAGCGATGGTGATCTGTGTACTATGCCTGATACTTCCTGCGGTTTATCCAGAGGTTTAACCAGTACAGATAAAACTACTTCAGTTTTTAAATTTGAGGCACAGTTCTCTGACGAATATCCTCTAAATCTATTTGTCAAAACAGGTATAGCAGAAGCCACGTTAGATGAAGTTATTCTTTCTTATAGGATGGACAGATAATGTTGGTAGATGTTTTTAGTAAAGCTCCAGTTCAAGAAAATCTAACATCGCAAGTTAGTGCTGGTCAGTATGTTTATACGACTAGCCAGCCCTTTAACTTTGCCACGCTTCAAGTATATGTAAATGGCTTGAAGCAGAGGACCCCCTCTGATGTGACATTCATAAGCCACAATCAGTTCAGACTTAGCAGTCAAATCGAAGACGGTGACACTGTTGAGGCTGTATTCCTACCTCTCTAGAGGGTGTACACAAAACATAATATATTAATATGGAGACATAATTATGCCAATAGATATTCAAATTAAGGGTAGACAGCTAGCGGATGCCGCAGTTGATGCCTCAAAACTGGACCTCACCGATGACTATACGTTTACTGGTGCTGTCAAAGTTCCTACGCCTACAGCGACAGACGATGCCGCCACTAAGGCTTATGTAGATTCTCAACTTCCTGATACTTTCTCAGGCGGTGACGGTATCGACATCAATACCAGTGGAGATCCAGATGTTATCTCTGTTGATCTTGCTACTAACCCAGGTTTGCAGTTTACTTCTAACAAGCTTGATCTTAAGATTGCCGAAAATTCTCTTATCAAAGATAGTGCTGGTGTCAAGGTTAAGTTGAAAGCAGAATCTGGTGGTACTATTTCTGTAGACACTGACGGTATTTACCTTGCAGACGGTGCAGTAGCTAATGCTAAGTTGGCTAACAGCAGTATTTCTGGTAAGGCTCTTGGTACAAACCTTGACAACTTGTCTGCTGGAAATGGTCTTACTGGTACTGACTACAACGGATCTGGTGCACAGTCTTTCGCTGTACAAGCAGATGCTACTGACGGCACTATTGCTGTTGGTGCAGGTGGGGTTAGCGTTGCTGATTCTTCTATCACTGCAGCTAAGGTTGCTTTTGCTACACAGATTGACCCATTCTCTGGTAACGGATCAACTACTTCTTTCGATCTTAGCGAGCCTATTGCTAACGAATTTGCTGTGATCTTGGTACACGTAAACGGTCTTTTGATCGAGCAACTTCAATCAGGTGCTACCACTAAAGATGAATTTGTTCTTAATCCTACTGGTGGTGCTGGTGGTGTTGGACAGATTACATTCGGTGCTGCTCCTGATTCAGGTGACGTTATTCGCGTATTCTACATCGCTTAATAATTTATTTTCCTACGCTTTCCCTAGGATAGTGTAGTTCTCACCCTGGGGCAGTAGGTTTCGGCTTACTGTCCCTTTTTTTACAAATAGATTATTATGAGGAGACAAGATGTTGGAAATGTTCACACCAGAAGTAATTACAAGTTTAGGATCTGCAGGGGCTGCAACACTTCTATCTGTCTACTTCATCTATGTATTCACAAAGTTCCAGAGAGAATCTATCGACAAGATCATTGACGATAACAAGGAAGAACGCAAAGCCTTGATCCACGAAATGAAAGAAGATAGAAAAATATTCTCTGAAGCAGTAACAAAGTTGGATGCTAGATTACACTACATTGAGAAAGTACTGGAGAAAGAGAGATGATAAACGTAGATAAAACAGCACAGAAGGCTCTTGCTGTAGCCATCAAGGCCATCAAATATTCTAAAGATGGTTTTACCGCAGCAGAGAAACAAGAGCTTGTGAGAGACCTTATAGAGCTTGCTATGATGATCCTATCTGATGTAAAGCCAGAATAGATTACTAATTACAAAGCAAACAAAAAAGCCATCCCGAAAGAGATGGCTTTACTTTTTACTAGAGAATCTACAGTGTAGATTATAAAGAATAAACTTCTGGATCTAATGTGCAGATGTATCCTGCATCCTTGTCAGTCCATCTGAACTTAACAACCCAACCCATAGCATCTGTGTTCTTATCGTAGCATTGTCTTTCTTCCCACTGAGAAGTATTGTCTACGTGCTGCTTAAGAAGTTGAGCATCGAACAAGTAAAACTTATTTACTGATCTGTCGTGAACAATAACGTAATCCAACAAACCTTTCTCTGTTGCCAGATACCAACCAGCTCTACCAGTTCTATCATCATACTTCCACTTCTCTACAACGCCAGTAGGATAGCCACCAGCTAAAGATTTCATTTCTATATTTCTTTGCTCACAAGCACCAAGAACATCAATCTTAACTACAAAGTCCCAGTCATACTTGTAACCACGCTTTCTGAATTCAGTGTGTGGTACGTGCCATACTTTGTCAATGTGTCCTGCTTCCATCCAAGGAAGAAGATATTCTTGTTTGAATTGATTCTCAGACTTAGAGCCTATGTCGTTACTACTGTGAAAATTTCCCATTTCTATTTACCTCGTTTCTAAAGTTTTATAAAGATTGTACATAAGAGCTTTATTGCCCTTACATAACCATACTATATAAGTAGTAGAAACTGCAAGTAAAAGACTAAGAAAGTAAAAGAAAGTTTATAAAAGTTACATTTAGTGACAACTAAGTGGTTCTTTACATCTGCTGTAATGTGTGAGGACACTAAGATGAAACTAGAAATTGAAGGCTACAGAAAGGTAGTGAGCAAAAAGAACAAATTAAAATTCTCTAGAAGACACGGCAGGGCATACAAACCTAAAGACGTGAAGGAATTTGAAGCCTACGTACAAGAAGTAGCAGACAAAGCTAGACAGGAATACGAAGCAGCTACCTGTGTGATATGGCCTACCGACAAGAAATACAGATTAATTCTTACAGTGACCTTCGGAGACAAGGTTCGCAGAGATGTACAGAATACCTTCTCCTGTATCTGTGATGCCCTTGAAGGCATTGTCTATGATGATGACTGCCAGATCGTAGAGATATACGGTAAGAAGGAATATGAGAAGGATACGTGGAAGTTTAAGATAGACGTAGAAGTCATATAAAGAAAAAGACCACAGGGGAGGTAACACCCTGTGGCCTTAGACAATCTTAACTTTAATAATCTCTTAGGAGAATAACACGGCTCACAACTTCCGTACTATCATTATACCCCTAATGTAAAAGAAAATCAAGCCCCCTTGCTATCTTTTTTCAACATTTCTTCTAACATTCTGATCATTTCCACAGCTCTCTTGTCATCCTGTACTGGCTGTGGAAGTGCCTTAAGTTCTTTGTAGATTGTCTGCATAAATTCTTTTTCCATAATATCTCCGTAGTAAGTTAAGCATCAGCTGCCCATACACTATACGCAAGTATTCATAGACTGGTAAAACTTTTTACTAAAAAGTGTGGAAGCTGGGTTAGATCCAATCCCAGTCTGAATCATCTTCGGGTGTAGAATCTACACTATCGTCTTCTGAAGGTAAGCTGTGCGGTTTGATAACTAAACGGAAGACTTCTCTGTCTTCCTCAAATTGCTCTACTGTCATCTCTTCTATGTCACCATACCTGTAGCTAATGAAAGCAGGCTCATCAGGATCCTCACCAATGACAGCTATATAAATGTCGGGAGGGCAGATCATATTCATAAGCTCTGTGTAGGATACTAAGTCCTCTGCCGTTGTTTCTACTTCCATAATGGTTATATATTCTTCCTTTGAAGTGATTACAGCGTGAGGAAAGAAGTCTCTCGTTACACTACGTAATACAATCGAATCTAGTTTAGCCTGAAGATTAATCTGCATAGGTCCTCCCTACCATACTAAATTTGTAAAGATACAGTTGGGTTAACCTTACTACACCTATGAGAAGATATCTGAGAAGGAGGAATTGGCAAACTTTAAATAAAGTCGTATGGGGGTATTCCTAACTTTAAATTCTTACGGCTATTCCTAGCTCTAACCAATAGGGTAACTTAGGAGAGACACCACCAAGGACCGCCCCGAAGGCGGTCTGGTATACAGAAGAAGAAACTTTATTAAGAAATCTTTAGAGGAAAGTGTTTACTTTTTCTAGTAATGTGGGTATAATATACTTATACACTATGGAGGTATTATGAAAGAGATAGCAGGATTCCCTGGATACTACGCAACAGACGATGGAAGAATAATTTCTAACAAAAGAAGCAAGCAGAGAGAACTAAAGCAATCTGTTAACAAGAAGACTAACTACCTGTATGTTCAGGTTATGAAAGACAACAAAGCATATACTAGGCACGTACACAAGCTTGTTGCTTTAGCTTACTTTGGGGAACACGATGGCTTGCACGTAGATCACATAGACAGAGACAGAACAAACAATAATGTTTCTAATCTTAGAATTGTAACCAGAAGCGAAAACCTTCTTAACAATGGCAGCCCAAGGTACAAGATCTCTTTAGTAAATAACAATGGCTATGCTAGATATAGAATTACTGAGAGACATTTGGGTAAGAGAACTTACCACGGACACTACGAAAAATTGTCCGATGCAGAAAAAAAACTTAAGAAATTAAAGGCTTTCTGCTAATAATAAGACTATATAGTATAGAGGGAAGAAAGTTCAGCGAAACCCTTTCCGATATGGTATAATACTAATAGTGGCAATCACAACTGCCCATTTTACATTTCGAGGTAACTATGACGATACTACAATACAAAGACAATCCAACCGATCTAACCATTGATCCTTCTCTTAAGAAAGAAGACTACAGCACTAGAGAAATCCAGTGGCTTAAGAAATTAAAAAGAATTGTAACCAGACTAAAGTTCCAGCAACAACACAGAACACTTCAGGTTTGGGAATACACCTACTTCTCTTCTCAGTTTGCTATCTCTCTTGATAGAAACTACAAGAAGAACTTCGACAGAGACTACGGTCCATTCGGTGAGATCGTTAGTGACAGCTATAGCCAAGGTGCTTACTGCAAAACTTTCAAAAGAAATCTTGCCGCAATCAATACAGTATTCAATGAGCTGTGCAAATTGCCTGTTGGTTTCTTTGTAGATAAGAAGGTAGCTGTTGAAAGACTGAATGCTAAGACTGGTATAGCTTCTACTGCTTGCCCACTTAGACAAGATCTATTCACTGATGCAGTACAAATTGAAGCTCTCGGTTTGAATGATCACGATAAAGAATATTTAAAAGCTATGAAGTTGAACATCTCTCCCGATGATGCTTGTCTGTGGACAGAATACAGAAAGCAAGGTGAAAGAGCATTCGCTATGGATGCTTCTCTACAAGGTGCTTCTTCTAGACTTAGAGACTTTTTACTAAAGAACACTGGCTATGTAGACATCGATGCCAAGGCTTCTTACAACTGTGACTTCGAATACTTGGTTAAGTCGCACTGGTTCAAGGCTGGCTTGACTAAAGAACAGAAAGAATTGCTGCTTACTTTTTCAGGAAAAGATTCTAGAGATGCTATCTTGTCTTGGGTATCCGATAAAGACTTAGAGAAGATCAATGCTTACAGAGCTAAGAAAGGATACGAACAGTTCTCTAGTAAAAAGCTGTTGCATCTTGCGATCTTGTTCGGGAACAAGAACGCTGACTTTGTATATGGCGAAGAGACTATGAAAGAATACAGAGGAGCAAAGGCTAAGTTGACCAAGTATATGTACAACTTGGATTCATTCAAGAACCTTTGTGGCTATGAAGAAAGAACTGCAGGATCACTGACAGACAAAGAACTGAACAAGGTGTTGTCAAGAATGCTTTGCAGAATGGAAACTTATAAAATTTCTAAGTATGCAGAACTACTTGCTGACGCAGGATACGAAGTAATGTCATACCAGTTTGATGGTTTGATTATCAACAAGAAGATCTCACCTGCAAGGTTGAGACTTATATCTAACGAATTTAGAAGAAAGAATTGGAATTCACCACTGGTCATCAAGGCACAGTGGTAAGGAGAGAACTATGCTAGCTGATGTAGCTTTTAGAACTTTAATATTAATGATGTGCTGTATGTCCCTGGGTATGTTTGCCTGGGGCGTATATGACGTTTTACAACTGATGGTATATAGGAAGACTAGAGAAGCCATTAGAGATAGCAGAGGAGAAGAAGATGGAAGGGAATGATTTCAAGATAGAAACTGTACAACTACAAGAAGTTTCTTTTTTGGCCGCCGCCAAAATGCTTATGGCTAATATGGAAATCTATGTAGAGGATATCTGTGGAGAGAGACTAAGACTACTTCCTGTATCTGCTATACAAGCTCATCCGCAACCAAACGGAAACTTAATCTATTACTACGAGACAGACTTTCAATCAGAGATACCTGTCACACCAGATCATAAATTCTTTCTACGAATCTGATCTGGGGCAGCTGGATGGATCATCTCTTGGGCCGCGAACCAGAGAGCCGTGGGTTCGAATCCCACCTGCCCTTCCAGTTATTATTACTTTAGGAACAACTTTTTATGGAGAAAATGGACTTTTGCACTTCGAATCTACTAATTAGAATACATATAGTAGCTACGGAGGTAATATGAAACTTGATAGCAAATGGCAAAAGATAATGGATGAACTAGACAAAGAGCATCCAGAGATCAAAACAAATACTTTTAGAAATGTTTATGTCGGCGATAGAGAATGGTTATTCGACTATGCACAAAACGATACTGTAGATTTTGAAGATGAAATAGAAAGAAGACTTGATGGTGTAGAAGAAGAAATCGATACTGTAGATTATGAAGCAAACATCAAGCTAGGTGAAGAGATGATCGCATCATTAAAACAAAAAGATCAGTACATAGTAAGACAGCATTTAGAACACGGAAGATCATACGCAGCAATTGCAAGAGACTTAGGTTGCACAAGACAGAACATCAAGTATCATTACGAAAGAATAATAAAGAAATTAAAGGAGAGCTGGACATAAGGAGAAGAAACAAATCCTATCGTCATATGGGTTTTTTCAGAGGTTGGTAGTTAAGAGCTATCAGCCTCTTTTTTTACATTCTCGATACTGTAGAGAACACGAAAGGTTTTTACTAAAAACTTTGCCCTAACCCTATTATACCAGGAGGATACTATGGCAAATTCTAAACAAAAAAACTTAGGTGGTAGACCAAAGAAAACTACCACAATCATCCAGAAGGCCGTTGAAAACAGATCTTTAGAAGATTTATACTGGGCTTTCTTATCGCATTCTGTACACGAACTTAGGCAAGATGGAGAACTTAAAACCTTTTCTGGTAACCACATCGTATCAATGTTAGATTCACTGCAGAAGTTAGATGCTGCAAAAGGTGCGGATAGCAAAGAGCAGATTAATGAAGTGAAGGACTGGTTAAAGAAGGCTGGATAATGGACAAAGAACTTTTAGAAATTATTCAGCAGATGCCGCTAGAAGAATTTATAGAGAAACTTACCATCATCAATAAGCACGGAAAGCAACAACAGTTTCAGCTCAATGCTGAACAGAAACGTATGCTGGAAGCTGCAGAGACTGGTGAGGATATTTTAATTTTAAAAGCTAGACAGATGGGTAGCACTACCTTCTGGTCAGCTTATCTGTTTGCCTTAGCTTATCGCTCTGATGAACCAGTGACTTATGCTATCTTAAGTTATAAATTGGAATCCTCTAAGCAGATCCTGAAGATGCACAAGAACTTTTATTATTCTTTACCCACTGCACTACAGCGTCCACTTGAGGTGGACAATACTACACAGCTTGCATTTGAAGGCGGAGGACGCATCATAGCAGCCGCTGCAACACAGCAGGGAGGGTTACGCTCCTTCACAGCTACAAAGATCCATATATCGGAATATGCGTTCGCTGATGACCCAGAAGAACTAAAGGCTACAGCATTAGCCGCAGTAAATGATGGACAAATTATAATAGAATCTACAGCCAACTACTACAACGACTGCCTGCACAAAGAGATTAAGACCTACGAGCTAAAGCAAGCACAATGGAATTATTTATTTTTTCCTTGGTATGAACACGAGGAATACACTTCGGAGGTACCAGCCAAAGATCTAACTGACTATGAATCCTCTTTAGTAAAAAGTGGTGTAACGCCAGAACAGATTACTTGGCGTAGGCGTAAAGTAGGTAAGTTAGGGATAGAGAAATTTACAAGAGAATATCCTACTACATTAGAAGAAGCATACAGGATAGTAGGGAATACATACTTTTCTTTTAAAGATTTCCAAGACTGTGAGATCATTACACACGATGGAGAGGAATGGCTGACCATAGCTGAGCCTGACCAATCTGATGCGTATGCCATAGGGGTAGACGTAGGTGGAGGTGTAGGAAGGGACTACAGCGTAATTACAGTGATGTCTAAGCGTATGAATGTACCAGTGTGTATGTGGAGATCTAATCAGGTAACACCCATACAGTTAGCAGAATATATTTTTGAAATATCTGAACAGTATAATTCCGCCCTAGTACTTGTGGAAGCAAACAACTATGGACTGGCAACAATCAATGAACTGGGCCACCAAGGATGTAGCCGTATATGGAAAGAAGATGGAAAAGACTTTCTTACCACTGCAAAGTCCAAGCCCTTACTGTTCGAGAAATTAAAAAAAGAAATACAAACTGGTAAGATCTCTTTACTAGATAGCACTACTGCAGCTGAACTGAGAACGATACAGACAGATGACAGAGGAAGAATTAAATTCTTAGATTCTTCTAAAGAAGGTCACAGTGATTCGGCTATGGCACTGGCTCTTGCTTGTTGGTGTTTAGATGCAGTAAGGCTAAAGGATTCTGCTTATTTACCAGATTGGATACTACAGAGAAAAGCACAAAGAATTAAAGAATTAGCTGGTGCAGGCACAAAGGCACACCGTAGATACTAAGTCTTTTACTTTTTAATATATATGAGGGAACACCTATGAGAACTATAGAACAGGCTGTACAGCTAATCAGAACCATCCTTACAGAACACGAAGAATACTTTGATCATCTTAGGCCACAGCTAAAGAGATTTAAAAATTCTTATGAGAATAAGTTCTGGGAAGGACAACAAGTAGACGACAGTATGATCCGTGTAGAAACTGCAGATTGCTTTTCTTACATCGAAGGATTCATCGCAAGTTTATTTTCTAGATCTCCTGCAGTAGCTGTAGGCAAAGATCCAAGTATGACTTCTGGTAATGCTTCAATGGCACAGGAAGTAGTCAACAGATTTCTATTCGAGAAAAGAGAACAGATTGAAATTGCATCAAGGCTTGCACTAATCTACCCTAATTCTTTTTTAAAATTATCCGATGCTAAGTCAGAGGATATGCTTGAGAAGGTAGCTATAAAGGCTTTACCACCTTGGGAAGTGATAACAGATATGGACGCTTCTTCTTGGGATTCACAGCGTTTCTGTGGCCACGTATACTACCTTACAGTTGCAGAAGCTAAGCAGAAGTTTGGGAACAAAAAGTTCTCGGCTATTCCTAAAGTAGATTACTTCGACACAGACAACAACGCTGCATACAATGGAAAGATAAATAATTTACCTGAAGAATACCTGTACATCCAAGTGGTTGAACTGTATGACTTCTCCTATGATCATCTGTACATCTGGTCCCCTAACTATTCTGATGGCGACAAGCTACTAGAAAAATCTGAAATACCTTTGAGAACCTATGATGACAAACCACTATCTCCTCTTTGCCCTATTTATTTTGCTAGAAAACCAGAGAGACCTATGTGTGGTCTCTCAGCTGTGGCAAGGGTATATGACCAGTTTTTTGAAAAGAATATTCTTAGGACTTACTGGGCTAATTCTATACGTAGGGATTCCAGACAATACTTGTACAAAGAAGGAACTTTAGATCCTGAAGCCTTAGCAGCTATTACTGCTGGTATTGATGGAGCTATGATACCTGTAGATGAACAATCACTTGCTGGTATTATCCAGCCTATTGGTGTAGAATCTATTTCTACAAATTTTGACAGGTACTTAGGACAGATTGAAGCAGATATAAACAGAGGATCTATCCTTGCTCCATTCTCTAGAGGTGAAGCTACTAAAGCTACCGCTACAGAGATTACTGCTTTAGCTCAATACAGTGCGTCAGAGATTGGAAAGTTAGCAAGAGAAAAAGATAATTCTATTGAACTTCTAGCCAGAGCTTATCTAAGAACTGTATCTTTGCTTTGCGAAGAAGGTGAGACAGCTACTATTGAGATAGATGATATGCCGAAGATTATCACCGTAGAAGATCTAGATGCAAAGTTTAAAATTGTAGCACTGGACCAATCCTCTACACCGTTATCAGATTCTATCAAGAAGAATAACTTAATTATGTTGGCACCTCAGCTTATGCAGTTGGGTGTACCAGCAGAGAAAATAAAAGAAGAAATCATCAGACTGTATGACCTGCCTAAGAGCTTCATGGATACACCTGAAGCGGCTCCTCAAGCCGCAGGAGGGTTACCACAAGGAGCTGCAGGAGAACTGCCTCCAGAAGGCGATATAGGCCCTGCAGGAGAGCTACCTGCTGAGCAGTTAAGTCAGATGTTAATGCAAAGGGGTGGGAGAGCATAATGCCATTTTTTAAATATAAATGTGGGGACTGCGGTTCAGAAGGTGAAGCGTTTGAGAGAACCAAGTACAATCCAGAAACAAAAGAAACTTATATGGATAGTGCCAAGTACTGCGGTCAAGAAGAACTGTGGTGTGACTTTGAATCAGGTGAGCAAATTGTAGGCTGTGGTTCCGAGAATATCCACAGACAACTGCCTAGATCATTTGGTATACAAGGAGAATCTACAGGCTCTGGCTGTGATGCTAGAGGTTACTTCTCTGCTTCTTTAGGTAAGTATGTGAAGTCTAGAATGGAAGAAAGAAAAATAATGGACAAGTCAGGCTTCGTTCCTCTTTCGGATCTAGGTGGAGATAAGTGGTTCGAGGATGCGACTAATGAAAGAAAAACAAAAATACAACAGCAAAGTAATCTTGAGAACAAATACCAATCACTTGTTGATTCTGGTGTTAGCAAGGAAGACGCTGTTATGGAAACTTGGTCTGCAAAAGATGCAGTCGATGGAACTTTAGACAAAGTATATGATGATTCAATAAAACACTAACGGAGGGCCTTATGGCTATGGAATATAAAAATAAAATGCCTGATGCAGAAGCACAACCAGCGATGGAAATGGAAGTGGTAATTGCAGAAGCTGAACAATCTGAAGATGAAATGTTTGCACAAATGGCTCCTATGGGAGACTTCTCTGCTAATGCTATGAACCGCTTAGTAGATGCAACAAATAAATTACTACCTGCCTTCGATCAAGAGCCTAACTACCCACAGTTCTCTGATCGTGTAACTAGCTTTCCTGGCGACTTTGTTCGTATCCTAGCTATGTTTCAAGGTGCTGTCAATATGGCTGTTGACTACGATGTTATCGATGAAGAAAATGATTTTCTTATGGAAGATATCAATGACGATAGAGCTATTATGATGTTGGCTGGTAAGTTGACTAAGTTGGCTAATGATAGAAATTTTAAATCTTTTCTACAGAACCCACCTGAGACAGAGCCAGAAGAAGAGCCAATGGAAGAAGCTATGGCAGAAGATGCAGCTATGTCAGATGAAGAGATGGATGATCTCTTTGCAGCGAGAATGTAATCGTGGAAAATAAAAAAGGAATGCAGTTAGCTAACGGCTCTGGGTATTGGGAACATTCACCTAACCGTTGGTGGGCTGTAATTCGCAAAGGAACAATGAATCTTTTGGTTAATGTGTTCTCTACTAAAGAGGAAGCAAAAGAAGCTTATGAATCTGCTCAATTCGAATGGGATGAACTTAGGCGTATCGAAAGAGAAAAGTGGGAGAAGAAGTGAGCTTGTATAGAAATATAAATAAAAGAAAGAAAGCTGGGACATCACGCTCTAAGAAGAAGTCTACTATAGATCCCAAGGTCTATAAGCAGATGTCGGAAAAGAAAGGTAAGTTCAAGCCTAAGAAGAAGAAAGGAAAGGGTAATGCCAAGAAAAGTAAATAAAGATGATATGCCTTGCAACAAACCTAGACGTTCTACCAGACCAGGTAAGAAGAAGATGGTTAAGGCTTGTGAGGATGGAAAAGAAAAATTAGTTCATTACGGAGCTAAGGGCTACAAGCATAACTATTCTGATTCTGCTAAGAAGTCCTTTAGAGCCAGACATAAGTGTGACAGAGCTAAGGATAAGATGTCAGCCTCATATTGGGCTTGCAAAGATCTTTGGCCTAGAAACAAGAAGACCACCAATCCAGGTGGCAAGAAAGAAACTTAATCCATTTGGAGGAAATTAAAATGGAAAATACAGACAATACTTCTACACCAGTAGAAACTGTCGAGCCTACAGAAACAGCAGAAGCAACCACAGAGGTTGCTGAAGAAGTTGCGGGTGAGACTACAACAGAACAAACAATAGAAGAGCTTGAAGCAGAGCTGATGAGCATTGACGAGCTTTTAAAATTAAATGAAGAGGACTATCCTGAATTTGAGGATGATGCTAATCATAAGGGAATGAAGCCACTACATCACTGGATGCAGCATATGCCTGAAGACGTAAGAAAGCACGTAGCTAATATGAGAGCTTCTTACACTAGAAAAACGCAGGCTATTGCAGAGCAAAGAAAAGAACTTGAAAATTTAAAGCAAGAACTTTTAAACCAGAAAGATTTAGCGGTAAATAATCCTGTGATTAAGCAAATGCAGCAGTATGCAGAGACTGAGAACGATGTGTATACTGAAGCAGGTTTACAGGCTGAAATTAAAAAGCAAGCAGCACTAATGATGCAAGAAATGATGAAGCCTGCACAACAGCAGATCCAGCTGGAACAAAGACAAATGGAATTGCAAAGATTTAAATCTGAGCATCCTGATCTGACGTCAGATGAACTGAGAAAACCTATTGCTCAAATGCTTGTGGAAAGACCTGAGCTGAAATTGGAAGATGCTTACTATATAGTAAAAAGTAAGTATGAAACCCAGAAGGCTTTGATTGCTCAAGAAGAAGCTAAGAGAACTAAGCAAACCAGAAGAGAAACATTTCAAAAAACTTCTACTGGTAAGTCGGTGTCTCCTTCAGGAACACCTCAGTTTAGATCTGCTTGGGAAGCATTTCAGTATCATAAGAATAATAAAGCAGCTAAGTAATCCAATAGGGTAACTTAGGGAAGTACATCTAAGGGGAGGCCCCGAAGGCCTCCTGCTTCACTAGGAGAAGTAATGCCGAAAGGAAAGAGAGAAATTAAATATATTGTAATACATCATTCTGCATCACCCATTGATAGAACTACACCTGAGCGTATTCGTAAGTGGCACGTAGAGGACAATGGCTGGTCTGATATAGGCTACCATTATATTATTAAGAATGATGCTACAGTGTACAAGGCTAGACCTGAGAACAGACGTGGTGCACATTCACCACCTAGAAATAAAGATTCTATTGGGATCTGTGTTGTTGGTAATTATGAGAATGAAGTACCTCGTAAACCTATGATGGATACCTTAGAAACTTTTATAAATAGATTGCTAGAAACCCATGACCTTACTTGGAATGAAGTGACTTGGCATAAGAACTGGCAAGCTACAGCCTGCCCTGGTGAAAAGCTAGTAGAGGTACTTCTGCAGATAAAGCAAAGATATGTCTAGATATTTATTTTACATTTTCTGTACAGTAGGAACAGCATCCAATGCAACCTCCCATATGGGAACACTTGTAAGGAATAGCTTTCCTAGTACATTCCGCAAGGAACACGTAACAAAGAAAATTATTACTTACACTACTTTCTAACGAAAGAACTTTTTAAAACCATATGAGAGGAAAATTATTATGGCTATTTCAAATGACCTGCTGTCGTCAACCCTCTATAGCATTAGAGATGGTGAAGTCGATCAGCTATTTCAAAAGACTGCCTTCTTAGATAACGCCAAGAAATTTGGTGGAATCGAATACGAAGATGGTGGTATCAAAATTCAACGCCCATTGGCATTGGAAGAACATTCAACAGTAACACAAATCAGCTCTGGATACGAAGGAATCGATATGTCTGTAAGAGACGTAATGAGACCTGCTATTTTTGACTGGGCAGACTATGTAGCTCCAATCGTGATCAGTAAGAGAGAAGAATTAGAAAATTCTGGGGAAAAAGCGATTGTTAAAATTCTTGAAGCACGTATGAGATCGGTAATGACGATGCTTAGGAAGAATATAAATCGCCAGCTTCTTAGAGGAGATAGCTCTGTATTGACAAACCTCAATACTTTGAACGGTGCTGTTTCTGGTGGATTCTTGGAAGCAGAAACTGTAGCTCAACAAAAGTTGGCTGGTAACACTGTTGGTGGAATCTCTAAACAAGATTACCCAAATGCTACTGGTTGGTGTAACCAAGCTGTTACAGCTTCAGGTGCATTCGGTACTAACGGTATCAGAAAAATGCAAGAGCTTGCTATCAAGGCTGGATCTGTTGCTCCTATGGGAGAAATCCAAACTGTACTTCTTTCTGAACAAGCTATGGCTAACTATCGTAGAGCCTTGTTCCAACAAGAAAGATATATTAATGAAAAAACATTAGACGCTGGTAGAATGCAGTTGGCATTCGGTGGTGCTGTTGTTGAGCAAGACCTTGAACTTGGTTTTGACGTAACATCACAATCATTCCAAACTGCTAGTGCACCTACTACTGCTGCTCTTTCTGGTTACTTTATCAACTTCGATGCTATCAAATTGTGTATGCACAAAGACGCTGACTTCGCTCTTTCTGCTTTTGAGAATGTATCTGGTTCTACTGCTAGAGCTGCTCAGTTGTACGTTAAGATGCAGTTGATTGCTGACCACTTGGGTTCTTGTGG